TCAGCGGTAGAGTCCTGGATTGTGATTCCAGTTGTCGTCGGTTCGAATCCGACTAGCCACCCCAGTTTCCTCAAGCACTTGCGCGCCATCCTCGGCGCGCGGCATCGGCGGGTGTGACGCGATCGTGGCGTCCACTCGCGCGGCAAAGGGCCGCAGCCAGTCGATGTCCAGGTGCGTGTACCGGTCGCTCGTGACGCGCCGGGCCCATCCTCCCAGCCGCTGCCGGATCTCCTCCGGGACGCCCGCCTGAGCCATCCAGGAGGCCCAGGTGTGGCGCAGGCCGTGCCAGGTGATGTCCACGCCGGCGCGGCCCTTCGCGCGATCCCAGGCCAGCCCATAGTGCTGCAGCGGGCGGCCGCGCCAAGTGAACACCCGATCGATGTGCACGGCCGCCGAGCTGCGGATCTCCGTCAGCACGCCCATCGCCGTCGCATTCAGCGGGATAGTCACGCCGAGTTTGTTGCGCGTGCCGGCCACCGTGAGTGCCTGGCGCTCGAGGTCGACCTCGCTCCAGCGCAGGCCGAACACCTTCTCCAGCCGCAGGCCGGTGGCCAGGGCGAACGTCGCGGGCCGGCGCAGGTGCTCGGGCAGCTCGGCCTCGAGGGAGCGCCACTGCGCCGGCGTGAGCCACTCCTGCCGACCCTCCGGCTCGGGGTAGGTGCGCAACTTCGGCGATCGCTCGAGCCAGTCCCACTCTCGGCACGCCGCGTTCAGGATCGCCTGCACCAGCGCGACGATGCGGTTCGCCGTGGAGTTCGCCGGCGCCGCGCTCGCCTCGTTGATCGGCCGGTGCCGCACCAGGATCGCGTGCAGGCTGTCCCGCGTGATCAGTCGGACGTCGGCGACGTCACCAAAGTGAGCGTGCAACCATCGGAGTCGGATGGCGTCGGTGTCCCACGATCGCTTCCCGCTCCGCTCGCGGGCCCAGCGCGCGACGCACTCCTGCCAGGTGCGCGGGGGCTTGATCCCCATGCGCTCCTCCGCCCAGGCTTGAGCGTTGAGGCGCTGCTCGAGCGCCTTGGCGGCGTCATAGTCGTCAGTCCCAGCGCTCTGGCGTACTCCTCGGACACGGATCTGCCAGACGCTGCTACCTGCTCGCCGGTGCGGCATGGCGCTTCCTCCCTTGTCGCTTGTGCGGGCACCTCCGGGAATCGCCAGACGGCACCGATCTTGACCGCGCCGAGTCTAGCGGCGTTCCGGCGAGCCGTTTCCGGGTGGATCCGGTAGCGCTCGGCGAACTCGGCGAGGGTGAGCATCATGGCCGCCACCGCTGGGGCTTGCCGTACTTCCTCCAACCCTGCATTGCCAGAAGCAGCCGCGCGCCCCGAGCCGCAAGCTGGCGGACGCGCTCGATAGTGACACCGAAGTCTTCGGCGATTGCCTTGTACGTGTCGCCCTGGTTGATTCGTTGCAGCACCAGCCAATCACGCGGATGGGTGCGGCGCAGTTGCTCCACGAGGTCCGGCGGGCACTTGGCCATGGTCTCGATGTGCATCCGTTTCAAGCCGCCATACCCGGACGAGTCGCTGGACGCGCCGCCGATGGCATCGTTCATCACGCCCTCGCTCGTTCGACCGCGGCGGCGATGCACTCGGCACACCGGGCCCGGTTGTTGAGGTAGCCGGCGGCGGCCCGCTCCGGGTGGTTCGCGCACCTGGCGCCCGCCGACTTGGTTTGCGCACGCCGGCGCGCCAGGTCCGTGCGCGCGGCCTTCAGCGCCGTAGCCATCTCCTTCTTCTTGTCGATGCACGCCTGGCACCGCCAGGCCGCGTATCCGTTGGTCAGGGTGATGCGCTCGACAGCATCGCGCCGCAGGCACGCCGAGCAGCGCGGCTTGGCGGCGATCGTCTGGCGGTACTGGATGTCGTGGTCGTGTCGGGTTGCCATCGGTCAGCCTCCAGCGCAGCCGCCGGCGCACGCGGCGGCCACGCATACCGAGCCGCTCTGCGAGCAGTAGCGGTACGGCAGCGGCGCGCCGTGTCCCTGCATCTGTCGGATGTGCGCCTGCGCCGTCGCGCTGGCCGCCTCACGTTCGCGGCGCTCGGCGAGCGCGCGCTCCTGCGCTTCGATTACCGCCAACCGGCGGTCGTATGGAAAGGTCATCGCTGCAGCCCCTGTAGTGCTGTCACTTCACCGTCCGCCAGCGCATCGCGCGCACCATCGTCACGCACTCGCCGGCCTGCCATTCCGAGCACACCCAGCCAGCCAGGGCGGTCGCCGCGGATTGCTGTTCAAGCGGTCGCTTGCAGATCGTGATGCTGCCGGTCAGCAGCACCCATGCAGCAACCAGAACGAACGCGCGAGCTATGGCCATGACTCGAACCTCTCGACCCAGCGCGGATCGATTCGGCCGCCGTCGGGCCGCACCCACTGCGCGCCTGGCCGGCCGATCTCGGTCTGTTGGCGCAGCACGAGGAACGTCGCGTTCGGGTGCTTGGTCAGGATCTCCTGCTGCGTGATGTCGACCTCGCGAGCGTTCAGCTCGACGCGTCCGAATCGAGCCACCACGATGTCGCGCGGCCTGGCGCCGGTGCCGTCCGGGAGGCGATAGATCAGGATGAAGTCGCGGCCGTCTATCCGGGGAATCGGAGAGCGAATCGGCGCGGCCAGCATCATCGGGGACGGCGATGCGCTTGCCTCCTTCGGCGCGGTCTTGGCGGTCCGCGCCGGCTGTGGATCGCGCAGGTGCGTCAGGCCGTACTGCCTCCAATACGGACGCGCACCGCGGCCCGCCGAAAGCTGATTGCCGGCCAGTTCGCGGATCACCTCGATCAGCCACGCCGGCGCCGGCATGAATCCGTTGACAGTCAGTTCCATGCCGTCACTCGACCGTGCCGGTTAGGGAAATCGCCACGCGCCGGCCGGTCAGCGCGGCCTCGACGCGGTCGGTGACCGTGTTTGCCACCTCTGCGGCGACAGCCGCCGGCAGCCGCGTCAATGCAGCCTCCACGCGGTCCTTGACCGTGTTCGCCACTTCTGCCGAAACCGCGGCCGGAAGCCTGGTCGCGATCGCGGCGTCGATGAGGCCGGGCAGCCGTGACACCACGGTCTGCACCGCGGCCGCGACCTCCTGCTGGACCGCCAAACGGATGTCGACCGGGGTCGGGGTTGGCGCAGGCGTCGGCGCGGGAGTCGGAACGGGCACCGGTGCGGGCGCGGGCTCGCCGTAGGTGATCTTCATGCGCTTGGCGCTCGGCAGCATCTCGAGCCGCGTGATCGTCCGCCCCTGCACATCGAACGCCGCGTCCTCGAGCGCGATGCGGAACGCGCGGTTTCGCGCCGGGCACCCGATGTATGCCTCGTCCTGCACGATCTGCGACGTGCTGAAGAAGTGCAGCTGCTTGATGCCGAGCGCAGCCTCCATCACCGCCACGTTGTACAGCGCGTCCGGCGTTACGCCGGGGCCCATGCCGTGCTCGCCGTCGACGATCGGTTGTGGCAAGCCCAGCCCGCGCAGCGCAGCGGTGAACTCGTTCAGGCACAGCCAGCCGTTCTCCGGGCCCTCTGGCATGCCGACGGTGTCCCAGCGGCCGTGGTACAGGTGCAGGCTGAACTCGTCGAACTCGTCGGCGAGCGGATATGCCTTCAGCCACTCGATGTGCGGCCTCAAGTTGCCGATCACACCAGACATCGACGGCGCAACGATCTTGATCGTCCGGCCGAGTCGCTGCTTGACTAGGTCGCGCAGCTCGAAGTGCCAATCGCTGAACTCCATCAGGTGGCCGCCGTTGCCCTGCCAGTAGCCGCCGCCGACCCGCGCGGCCTCGTTTTCGCCCTGCTCGATTTCGTTGGCGACTTCGACCCTGTCGATCAGCGGATACCGGGTGAGCAGCGGCAGCATCCAGGCGTGCAGCCACCGATCCTTCGAGTTCGGCAGGCACATCTGCCAGGCGCCGATGTCGAGCGCCTGCGTGCACAGCCAGGGCGGCATCGCGAAGTTGGTCCAGGTGACCGACTTCATCCCGGCCGCGTGCGCCTGATTCATCACGCGATCGAACTTCGCCCAGTTGATCGGACCGTCGCGCGACGGCTGGGCCTCGCTATGGAACACCGTGCCGAACAGCCGCGCCGCGCCGACCTTGTAGTCGAGCGCGTCCGGGGCATAGATGTGCTCGTTGCCTTGCCAGACCTGCGCCGCGCCGATCGCGTGCACGCCCAGGAAGTCGGCCGGCACCGCGGTCCGGCCAGTCCAGGTGATCGTCATCGTGTCCTCGTCGTGTGGTTGCGAGCGTGGTGGGATCAGCTCTGCCCGGGCGGCTGGCCGCGCAGCAGCCTGGGCATGCGCACGTCGCGGTGCCCGCGGATCAGCTCTTCGGCCAGGGCGCTGGTGCCGCCGAGCATGTGCACCACCATGCGGCGCTTGGGGTCCCAGTCGTAGACCAGCATCCGGCCGTCGACCACGACGTATTCGTCCGGGATCCAGGGCCGGGTGACGGACGCGCGGCCAAGGTCGCGGAAGGCGGGAATCTCCACAGCGTTCATGCGGTGCTCCGTTCGTGGTTGTTGTGCTGCTACAGCCGGGCCGCGGCCCGGAGGAACTCGGAGGGGCGATGTCCGGTCGGCGCGGCGCGCTCCAGCAGCACCGACACCGAGATCAGGATCGCCACGGCCATCAGCAGGCGCGCCATGTGGCGGGATGCGCGGACCAGGATGGATTCGCGCGGCGGCAACAGGCGCCGACGGGCGTGACGGGTGAGGGTGGGGTGCATGGTCAGAGCCTCACGTGTGCGCGGACAGGCCGCGCGAGCAGCGCGTCGGCGCGTTGGTACAGGTCGCCCAGCGTCCCGAAGTTCTCGATCACCTCGTCGACGTCGTGTCCGGCGGGCCCGCTCTCAGATCGGTGGGCGTCGCGCAGCTCGCCCTGCGCGCGCCAGATGTGCCAGACCTCGCCGCCCTGGGCATGGATCCAGTCCGCCTCGTTGCTGAAGCGCACGTCGGAGAACACCACGGCCGGCATGAACGACGATTCCCTCGTCTGAGCGAGCAGGCGATCCGCCCGCATCGTCCACAGGTCGGGGTGCACCAAGTCGCGACCCCACTCGGTGCCCAGCGTCTGCATGAGCTGTCGTGGGGTCTTGCCCAGGCCCGGGATCGGGGTGCCCTTGAGCGCCTGGTCTTCGAACCAGCGGGCGTCCACGTCGAACGGCATCAGTAGCGCTTCGAGCATCGTCTTGATCGGCGATGCGAACGTCAGCTCGTCGAAGCCGTGCTGCTGGGTGAGGTAGTGCGCGAGCGTGCTCTTTCCGGAGCGCGCGCGGCCGGTGATGCCTATCAGGCGCATGGCGTGGCGACCTCCACGATCATGCGGTCGCAGTTGGCGATCATCGCGTCGCAACGCATCACCATCGTCGCGTTGCGCAGCGAAGCCGCCTTCGCGCGGGCCTTCGCCCAGGCATCCTTCGCCAGCCGCCATTCCAGGCGCCGTTCCAGGTGCAGCGCGTCGTCCTCGAGGTCGAGGTAGGTCGGTGCAGTGCTCATGTCGTGCTCCGGTGTTGTTTCACAGCGAGGGCGAGACGGATCTCCTGTTCGGCCGTCCAGGCGCAGTCGCCGTGCTGGCCGTACGCGATGTCGTCCGCGTGTTTGGGTGCCGGGTGCAGTTCGCGCGACAGGAGCCCGTTCAGGTACATGCGCATCACCAGCCGCTCGAGGATGGTGATCGGCGAATCCGGCAGTTCCGCGTGCAGGCCGGCGATCGTGCGCGGGCCGGTCTTGCGTACCAGGTTCAGGATCGATGCTTCGAGCGGCGTCATCGCATGCTCCAGGCGTAGGCGATTCGCCCGATGTCGTCTGCGGACAGCCACAGCGCGAGCACCAGGGTGACCACCAAGTACGCGTACAGGTTGTGGGTGTAGCGCTTCATGCGGCCAGCGCCTCCTCTTCGCGGCGGAACTGAGCGGCGACGACCGCGCACGCCACTGCCGGAGGGACCGAGTTGCCGCACATCCGGATCTGAGCAGCCTTGCTGAGCTGCACGCCGGCGGCGGTGCGGTCGATCACGTAGGAGTCCGGGAAGGACTGCGCCCGGAAGAGTTCTCGCGGCTGCAGCATGCGTAGCCCGATGTCGGCGATGGCGTACTGCTCACCGTGCACAGTGACCAGGCCCATGCGGTCGTGCGTCGGGATGGTGTGCATCGGCTCGTCCAAGCCTGCCCACTGACCGCCGCTGGAGTAGAACTTGACCAACAGCGCGCGCACCTCGGCGAAGTGCTGCCCGCCAGCGGTGATCGTCCCGACCGGCGCTCGCGCATCCTGGCCGATGCCGTTGTTGCGCAGCTTCACCAGATTGCTCGTGACCAGGCTGTTGTGGTCGACCGCGGTGATCGTGTCGAGCGGGCGATCGGCGGCGTGCCCGACGACGCCGCCGTAGTGCTTGGCGATGAACGCGGCCACCAGCGCGTGTTTCTGGCCGCCGACCACCGTCCCGAGCGGCGCGTCCAGGCCGGGAACGCGCGGCGCCTGACCTGCCCGCTCTCCGTACCCCGTTGTCACCAGCGTTGGCGCGACCAGGGCAAAGCCTCCACCGTCGGGCTTCGCTGTGATGGTTCGCATCGGCTCGCTGACCGCATGCGTCCCGTCGCGGCTCCAGTTCTGGATCGGGACGATAAATGGCGTTTGGTTTTGCAGGACGTATCGCTGCACGCCGAATGCGATGCGCCGCAGCGTCGCCTCGGCGAGCGGTCGAGCGCGCTCGAAAATCGACGGGCACGTCAGGCGCCAGTCGATGCACTCGGCCGCAGTCCGATACGGCAAGCGTCCTTGACCATGCGTCGGCGCGGGCCACGCGATCGGCGCGCCGTCGCGCCTGGCGACCAGAAACAGCCGGCGGCGGGTGGTCGGCGCGCCGTAGTCGCACGCACGCAGGAGGCGCCACTCGACGGCGTATCCAAGCCGCTGGAGCTTGCGAACCCATCGCGAAAACGTGCGGCCCTTGCGCACCGGACACGGCCGTCCGTCGGCGGACAGCGGTCCCCAGGTCTGGAACTCCTCGACGTTCTCCAGCACGATCACGCGCGGTGCGACCGCCTTCGCCCACTTCACGACGACCCATGCCAGCCCGCGGACGCGCTTGCTCACCGGCCGGCCGCCCTTGGCCTTGCTGAAGTGCTTGCAGTCCGGGGAGAACCACGCAAGGCCCACCGGACGACCAGCGCACACGGTTGCCGGGTCGACGTCCCAAACGGATTCGCAGAAGTGCCGCGTGTTCGGGTGGTTGCGCTCGTGCAGGCCGACGGCCTCCGGGTCGTGATTTACCGCGATGTCCGGCGAGCGGCCCAGTGCCATCTCGATTCCGAGCGACGCACCGCCACCGCCGGCGAAGTTGTCGACGATCAGTTCGCGTGGCAGCACGTCGAACATGTCGCGAATGGGCAGCACGCGTTTCATCGCCCACCTCGCGCGGCTGTGAGCAGGAGCGCCGCGATCAGCAGCGACACGAGCGCGTCGGCGGTCAGCGTGATCAGCACGGCGCTCATCGCTGGCCTCGAAGGATCGCGGCGGCGAGGGCGTCGTTCGCGGCCAGGGCGGCCAGCGCGACGCTGCGATCGAGGGCGGGTTCGTGGCTCGGCGTACGCGGATCGACGTGGATCACGCCGCAACCGGCGGGGATCTCATCGATCGGGCACAGGCAAGCCTGGTGGCCGTCGGTGACGATCCGCCAGTGGTCCTTCATTGAAGCCCATGCGCGGGCCAGCGGGAACACCGGGGTGTCGGGGTGAATCCAGATCTTTTTCAAGTTCTCCCTCCGTCGTGTCACACGCAACTATGGTTGCACATGCGCCAACGAAGATCAAACTAAAGTTGCATTAAGGGTCGTGAAAAATTGCGCCAACCGTTGCAGTGCAGCGGTCTACGCGGCGAGCGCCATACATTGGAGCGACAGGGCTTCAGTCGTCGGAGGCGACGTGTGGACGATCTTGTGGATCGGACTGGCTTGCTTGCTTGTGTTGAGAGCGTTCTGGCGCCATAGGGTCGACGCCTCTAGAACGCATTCAAGCCGCGCGGCAGCCGTTGATCTCGGCCAACTTTCGCCGGTCGCGGGAGAGGTGCTTAAGACGGGCCATTGGCCTGGCCCAGGCGAGTTCGAATTCGAGATCGTAGGCGAGTCGTTCTATCAGGATGCACTTGCGAAAATTGCGCACCCTGGTGATCCGAACGGCGTCGAGTTGGCTTGCGTTGCGGAGATAGTCCCAGAGTCCGACAACGTCCACGACGAGCAAGCTGTGGCCGTTCTGATCGGTGGGTTGCGCGTCGGCCACCTTTCTCGAGACGATGCTCGCGACTACAGACGGCGCCTGCGAAGGCTGAAGATCCCAGTGGCGACCTATCGTTGCGACGCGCTGATCACAGGTGGCGGCGTGAAGCGGGATGGCTCCTGCTTCAAGTTCGGTGTCAGGCTCGACATGAAGCCGTTCGATTAGCCGATCAGGCGGCGGTCTTCTTCGGCGCGGGCAGCCGCGCGGCCTGCAGCTCGTGCCCTGTCACCGAAGAGTCCGACAGCACGTCGACGATGGCTTCAAGCAGATTGACCTTGTAAGCCTCCATCGAAGCAACGGCCGCGACCATTCGAGCGATTCTGGCATCGCCTCCCAGATAGCCTGCCACGGCTTCGCGTGGACCTTCTCCAGTCGCAAGCCAGCGCGCTGATACGCCCAGCCGGTCCGCGAGCGCAAAGATGTGCTTGGGCGTTGGGCTGTGACTTTCTCCGGCAATCCACTTGCGTGCCGCATTGTGCGAGACGCCGCAATGGGCGGCGAGCCCTGCGACGGATTCTCCGCGCTCGGTCATCGCGTGCCTAATTCGGCCGGCTGTTGTGTCGAGATCTTCCACCCCGCAAGTTTGGTTGCAGCGGCGGGAACTATAGTGTATGTTTGGCAATGCAACTATAGTTTCAAAGATGGAAGACAACCCCCAGATCATTTCGACGGCGATGGCGCTTGAGGCGCTCGGCTCTAAGGCGGCGATCGCTAAGGCACTTGGCATTTCTCACCAGGCGGTTTGTCGGTGGGAGGGGTGGCCGCCGGCAAGGCGGCAGTACGAGCTGCGAGAGCTGTTGGCGCGGGATCGCGATGCCGTCGCAGCTTGAGTCTAGTTCCCGCTGTCCATCCACCTGATCACAGTCGCACAAGTTCACAACGCACCGAGACCGTCACATGACACCTCCCGATCTGAAGGCTGCCGTTCTCGCGTTGCTACGCGATCCGGAGGTGCTGGCGGAAATCCGATCGGTTTCGCGGCGGGGCTGGGCGCCGAAGACCTACGAATCCGAGGTCGAAGATGTCGTCGGCAAGGTCAAGTCGCTGCTGGATCGTGATCCAGTCGCACGGATGCCTGCCACTCTCCAGGCTGCTGCTGCGATGTTGCAGGAACTCGAGAAAAAGTACGCGCAGTCACCCGAAGGCACACAGCGTTGATGCCGTCGTCGGATCGCAGGTCGATCGTGTCGCCCACGCAGAGTTGCGTGGCGACGTGGTCTGGAATGGCGGGAGAGACGCCAATTTCGTTCATGGCCGATTTCGCGGCGGGCGTGACTTGGACGCCTAGGAAGTTGACTTTCGAGGACATGGCGACCTCCGGCTCAGGCTTAGGGTTGGGGAATTCGAAGCGTACCGCCGGAGGTGCGCCATGTCCCGTTGTCCGTGATGTGCTGAGCATTGCTTCCCCGCGCGCACTCGATCTTTCCTCCCTGGGGGTCGAGCCGTGCGCACTTCGGCGCCCGGGCGGTTTCCTCCCCTTCCGCCCGGGCCGCCATCTCGTTACCTCCGAGAGCGCGTCGCGTCATCCACTGCGCGCGTGTTCTTTTGCCCGGGGCGCGTCCGCGCGCGTCTGCGGGCGACTTTTTCGTACGGGGCGCGCATGACGCGTCGCGCAGCATGCGACGGGCGCCGCTCGATGGTGCTGCAGCCCTACCAGGGGCACCTGGCGTTTGACCGGGCCGGCACGCCGCTGTGGCGTTGCGGTATCTGGCCGGCCAAGGGGCTGGCACTCGAGGCCGTCGCGCGGCAGCTCGGGTTCACGATCGAGCAGGTTGCGCTGCAGGGGTTCTATGAAGCGCTGGTCACGGTCGGGGGGGCGCGTGTCGTGATCAGGCGTCTGCTGCGATGGCCGCTCGTGTTCGTGCTGAGCCTCGCGCTGACGGTGCTGCTGTTCGTCTACATGCTCGTGTCGCTGCCAGGGATGGTCGCGGACACGATGAAGCGCTCCGGGCGTTGACGTGCAGGTCGGCGATCACATCATCGACGGCGGCCGCGTGCGCGTTGTGCGTGCCCTCGGCCAGATGGCATTCGAGCGGGTGCGCATCCAGTCGGTCTACACGCGTCCGGCGCTCGACGAGGAGGTCACCGAGGACGATCGCGAGGCCATCGCCGCCGGGCGGCGCGTTACGCGCGTGATGCGCGAGGCGGCGCGGCGATGAGGCTCTGGACGCCAGCCTACGGCAAACGAATGCTCGCGGAGCGCCAGGCCGGCCGTCATCCGCCTGGCACGGTGCTGATCTCGATGGGGCTGTGGCTGGGCCGCACTTGGCCGCCGAATTGCCTGATCGTCATTCCGGACGAAGCGCCGATCGGGCGGCTCGACCTGCGATGCATCGCGGGCCTGTTCTGCGAGTTGGTGCTGGCCACCGAGCCATTGCCTGCCTCGCCCACGCGCGAGCAGTTGGCCGCCGTACGCAAACAGCGCTTGCGCGCGCAGGAGCTGGTCAACGTGTCGTTCGCTTCGCCGATCGAGGCGGACGTGCACACGATGGTGGATGTGCGGGCGCAGGAGTGGGCCATGGCCGTGCCGCGGCGCAAGCCGCTGTGGTACCCGGCGAACGACGAACAGATCGACCATTGGCGCCGGTGCGGCGTCTGGTGGTCAGAACAACTATGTCGGAGGGAAGCCGCATGATGGAAGAGGCATTCATTGATCCGCGGTCCGCCGCGCTGGCGAAGGCGATGGCGGACGACACCTGGCGCTCGAAGCTTGAGGCCGACTTGGAGCGCGGCAAGAACAACCTGCCGATCTCCACGCCGCGGAACATCCTGGCGATCTTGCAGCAGGATCCGCGCTGGGCTGGTGTGATCGCCCTCGACGTGTACGCCAGCCGCGTCTACAAGCGGGTCGTGCCGCCATTCGCGCAATCGGAGGTCGGCGAGTGGACCGACGAGGACGACATGCGGTTGCGCGTGTGGCTCGACATCGAGTACCGATTGAAGGGCAACGTCGAGGATCTGCAGAACGCGATTTCGTGGGTCGCGGACCAGAACCGCGAGCACGACCTGCGCGAGTACCTGGACATGTGCGCCGTGCGGTGGGACGGCAAGCCGCGGGTGCGGGATTGGCTGCTGACCTACCTGGGCGCGGACGCGCTGGACGATGACGATCCGACGTTCGTCGACGACACGATCGAGTATTACCGCCGGGTCGGCCCGAAGTGGCTGGTCGCTGCGGTCGCGCGAGCGTACCGGCCCGGGTGCCGCGTGGACAACATGCTGATCCTCGAGGGCGGCGAGGGCCTGGGCAAGAGCACGGCGTTCCGCCTGCTCGGCCAGAAGTGGTTTGCCGATGCCCTGCTGAATCCCGCCGACAAGGAATACAACGCGCTGATCCAGGGGAAGTGGATCGTCGAGATGCCAGAGCTCGAGGCGATGAACAAGGCCGAGAGCGCGACGATGAAGCGGTTCCTAACGCAGCACGTCGATCGGTTCCGGACGTGGTACGGGCGCAGGGCAGGGGACGTGCCGCGGGGCTGCGTGTTCTGCGGCACGGTGAACTACGAGACCTACATTAAGGACGACTCGGGCGGCCGGCGCTACTGGCCGGTGTTCGTCACCGCGATCGACCTGGCGGCGCTGGAGGCCGATCGGGACCAGCTCTGGGGCGAGGCGGTCACCATGTTTCGCCAGGGCGTGCGCTGGTGGGAAGAGCCGGCGGACCAGGAGCTGTTCCGCGCCCAGCAGGAGCGGCGACACCAGCGCGACCCGTACCAATCGGTTATCGGTAGGTTCCTGCGCGCTCCGACCTTCCTGGCCGGCGAGATCACGACGGCCGAGCTGATGACCGACTGCCTGCAGATGGATCCCGGACGGATGACCCGGAACGAGGAGATGCGGGTGGGTCAGGCCCTGCGGCGACTCGGATGGACGCGCACGCGCAAGCGTGTCGGCGGGGAGCGCGAGTACGTGTACGTCCGCCCCGATCGGGCGGGCAGTGTCCCTACTGTCCCTACCTGAGCCTCGCGCGCGCACGCGTATACGCGCGCATGTACTCCTCTATGTAGGTAGGGACAGTAGGGACAGATGAGGACATGAACAGCAGCCAACCACGAGGGAGCCGGGATGATCGACGAGATCCACAAGCGGTTGATGGCATGGGCGCGATGGAGGGTGATGGGCGATCGGGTGCTGATGGCCAGGCCATCGGTCTACTTCCTCGGGCAGCGGATCGCCGACGGGGAGACGTCGCGCGAGGCGTGCGTGCCGGTGGCCGACCTGGACTGCTCGAAGGTGGATCGCGCGGTGCACGCGCTCGAGCCGGAGACGCGCCGCATCGTGATCGAGTTTTACTGCCGCACCCAGACGATTGCGCAACTGCAGGTCCGGCTCGGCGTCTCGGAGAAGACCATCTACCGGCGTCTCGACGATGCGCACCGGCAGGTGATGGGCCTGCTGGCCGACATGCGCGATGGTCGGCGAGTGTTGTCCTGGCGCGATCAGCAGCGCGCTGCGTCACGGACGGTCGCGCACATCGCTTGACGCGTGACAGGAAATCCCTACAATTCCGCTACCTTGCCGTGACTATTGCCGCGACGAGCACACCAGCCGCCGATCAACGAAGCCCGCGCACCTGCCAAAGGCGCGGGCTTCGTCGTTTTCAGGTGGCGCGATGAAGGCGGCGCTGAAGCCGTGCACGTACCCAGGGTGCGGCGCGCTCACTTCGGGCGCGCGGTGCGATCGGCACCAGCAAGCGGCGCGCCGGGAGGCGGATGCGCACCGGCCCAACGCCGGCCAGCGGGGCTACAACAGCCGGTGGCGCCGGTACCGCGAGGGGTTTCTGTCCGGCAACCCGCTGTGCGCAGAGTGCGCGCGGTTCGACCGCATCGAGGCCGCGGTGGTAGTCGACCACGTGGTGCCGCACCGCGGCGACCAGGCGCTGTTCTGGGCGGCGTCGAATCATCAGCCGCTCTGCCTGTCGTGCCATGGCGCGAAGTCGCAAGCCGAGCGGCTCCTGGATGCCCGGCCGTCGGGTGCCGGCGTGCCCTCAGGCGCGCCGGCCCGCCCGGGCGCCCGGCCGTGGCCGCGGGGGTAGGGGGTGTCGATCTCTGGCGCGCCTAGCGCTACGACCGCGCCCCCAACCGCGCGGAAGTCGCCGAGGGTTTCGCGAGGGGGGGGTATCGACGGATGGAGAGGTGCGATGGGTGAGCGAGGACCGAAGCCGATGCCGGCGAATCTGCGCCTGCTGAACGGCAACGCCGGCCACCGGCCGCTCGCCAGCCTGCTCGACGGCACTGTGCGGCCGGCGGTCGAAATCCCGGAGTGCCCAGCGCACCTAGAAAACGAGGCTGCCGCCGAGTGGGCGCGGATCACGCCGCACCTGGCCGCGCTGGGGCTGATCACGCAAGTCGATCGCGCTGCGCTGGCGGCGTACTGCTACGCGTGGGGCGAGTGGGTCTGGGCGACCCAGCGCATTCGCGAACTGAACGAGGGCGATCTGACCGGTGAGCGCGGCCGCATCATGAGCACCGGCACTGGCTACAAGCAAATTGGCGTGCTGCAGCAGCTCGCCAACCGGTCGCTTGAGACGATGGCGAAGTACCTGGCCGAGTTCGGGCTGTCGCCGGCGTCGCGCTCGCGCGTGACGGCGTCTGAGCCGCAGGGCGAGCTGCCGGGGCTGGAGAAGCCGAGGACCGGCGGATGGGGAGCGTTCAAGTAACGGAGCATCCGCACGTCGCAGCGGCGGAACAGTACGCGCGCGACGTGGTCGATGGCGAGATCCCTGCCTGCAAGTGGGTGATCGCGGCGTGCCAGCGGCAACTGGACGACCTGGCGCGCGAGGCAAGCGCGGCGTGGCCGTACTGGTTTGATCGTGATGCTGCCGAGCGTGTGGTGCGGTACATCGAGCTCCTGCCGCACGTGAAAGGCCGCTGGGCCGGCCGGCCGCTCGAACTTGAGCCGTGGCAGAAGTTCTCCCTGGCCTGCGTGTTCGGATGGCGCCGCAAGTCCGATGGCATGCGGCGGTTCCGGACGGTGTACGAGGAGGTCCCGCGGAAGAACGCGAAGACCACCAAGCTGGCCGGCGTGGGTCTGTACATGCTGACCGCCGACGACGAGTGGGGTGCCGAGGTCTACAGCGCGGCGACGACCCGCGACCAGGCGCGGATCGTGTTCGACATCGCGAACCAGATGTGCCGGATGCAGCACGAGTTCCGGGTGCGGTTCGGGGTCGATGCGTTGACGCACTCGGTGGTGGTGCGGGAAACCGCCGGCAAGTTCCTGCCGCTGTCGGCGGAGGGCGGGTCCCTGGACGGACTGAACGTGTCGTGCGCGCTGATCGACGAACTGCACGCGCACAAGACCCGGCAAGTGCACGACGTGCTGGACAGCGGCACCGGTGCGCGCGCCCAGCCGCTGCTGTGGAAGATCACCACCGCCGGGCACAACCGCGCCGGCGTCTGCTACGACCAGCGGATCTACCTGACCAAGATCCTGAGCGCGGTGCTGAAGCGGCACGATGGCATGGGGTATCGGGTCGAGGGCGAGGCGCACGACGACGAGTCGTTCTGGGGAGTGATCTACACGATCGACGAGGGCGACGATCCGCTGGCCGAGTCGACCTGGCGCAAGGCGAATCCGAACTACGGCGTGTCGGTCGACGAAAGCGACATGGCGCGCATGGCGGAGATGGCGAAGGCGCAGGCCGCGGCGCTGAACGAGTTCCTGACCAAACGGCTGAACGTCTGGGTCAACGCCGACTCGGCGTGGATGAACATGCTTCAGTGGGACGCATGCGCGGACCGGTCGCTGCGGGAGGAAGACTTTCGCGGCGAGGAGTGCGTGGTCGCGCTCGACGCGGCGTTCAAGAAGGACCTGTTCGCGAAGGTAAAGGTGTTCCGCCGCGGGGCCGACGTGTATGCGTTCGGGCGCTACTACATGCCCGAGGCGCAGATGTCGCGGCGCGGGTTCGAGCAGGTGGCCGCGTGGGTGCAGGACGGCTGGATACGCACCACGCCAGGTGAGGTGCTGGACATCGCGGCGGTGCGGGACGAGCTGATCGGCGCCGATGACGGAGCGGAGGGCGACATCCAGCGGTTCGCGGTGCGCGAGGTCGCGTTCGACCCGGCGCAGATCACGCCGTTCGCCGCTGAGATGATCGAAGAGGGGCTGACGATGGTCGAGATCCGGCCGACGGTCCTGAACTTCTCGCCGGCGATGAAGGAACTCGAGGAGTTGGTCGAAGGCAGGCGGTTTCACCACAACGGCGACCCGGTGCTGGCGTGGGCGATCTCGAACGTGGTGTGCCACCGGGACGCGAAGGACAACATCTACCCGCGCAAGGATGCGGCCGATCGCAAGATCGACCCGGCCATCGCGCTGATCATGGCCCTGGCGCGTGCGATGCACGTCGCGCCATCGGACACGTCGTTCTGGGAACGGGAGGTCGCCTGATGTGGAATCCGTTCCGCCGGAGCGTCAAGTCGTATTCGACGCTGGACCTGTACAAGGAGGTGTTCGGCGGGCGTGGATCCTATGCGGGGCGCAGCGTCACCGCGGCGAGCGCGCTGCAAGTGGCGACCGTGCTTGCGTGCGTGCGGGTGATCGCCGACGGCATCGCGCAGGTGCCGCTCAAGCTGCACCGCGCGGCGCCGGGGAGTCGGGGGCGCGAGGAGGCTCGCGAGCACCCGTTGTTCGACGTGCTGCACCGGCAGCCGAATCCATGGCAGAGCTCGTACGAATATCGCGAGACGCTGGCCATGCACACCGTACTGTGCGGCAACCACTACGCGTTCAAGAACGTGGTGCGCGGCCGCGTGGTCGAGCTGATTCCGTTCGAGCCTGGTCAGGTGGCCGTAAAGCGCGGTCCCGACGGCACGTTGGCGTACGAGGTGCGGGTCGGCAGTGAAAAGCGGGAGTTTCCGGCCGCGGCGATTTGGCATGTGCGCGGGCCGAGCTGGAACGGCTGGTTGGGCATGGAGGCCGTGTCGCTTGCGCGCGATGCGATCGGCCTGGCCATGGCAGTCGAGGAAACGCAGGCGAAGCAGCACGTCAACGGCGCGCGGCCAGGCGGCGTGCTGTCGATCGAAGGCACGCTGAACGACGAGCAGTACGCCAAGTGGCGCAAGTGGCTGGACGACAAGCTCGAGGGCATCGAGAACTCGGGCCGCACCGTCATCCTGGATCGCAACGCCAAATGGCAGGCGATCGGCAGCAGCTCGGCGGACGCGCAGATCATCGAGACGCGGCGCTACCAGGTCGAGGAGATCTGCCGAGCGTTCCGGGTGATGCCGATCATGCTCGGCCACGCGGACAAGACGACGACCTACGCAAGCGCCGAGCAGATGTTCCTCGCGCACGTGGTGCACACGCTCTCGCCCTGGTACGAGCGGATCGAGCAGTCGATCGACGTGCAGCTTCTGAGCGCCGAGGATCGCGCAAAGGGGCTGTACGCGAAGTTCGTGGCGGCCGGCCTGCTGCGCGGCGCGCTGAAGGACACGGCGGAGTACCTGACGAAGCTCACCGACCGTGGCGTGATGACGCGCAACGAGGCGCGCGAGAAGCTCGACCTCAACCCGCTGGATGGCCTGGACGAGCCGCTCACGCCGGTGAACATGACCATCGGTGCCGATCCGGCGCCGGCTGAAGGAGCGTCGCAATGATCGAGCGCATGCAGTGCCAGTTCACCGAGATCAAGCTGGCCGGCGGTGACGAAGCGGACATGACGTTCGGCGGCTACGGCGCGGTGTTCGGCAACGTCGACTCGTACGGCGACGTGATCGCGCCTGGCGCGTTTGCGAAGAGCCTGGCCGAGATGCACAAGTCCGGGCAGTGGCCGGCGATGCTGCTGCAGCACGGCGGCTGGGGCGTCAACGCGGACGACCTCAACCCGATCGGCATCTGGACGGAAATGGCCGAGGACGGCGTCGGGCTGAAGGTGACCGGCAAGCTCGCGGACACGCCGCGCGGCCGGGAGATGTACGCCCTTATGAAGATGGAGCCGCGGCCGGCGATCAACGGCCTGTCGATCGGCTACATCCCGAAGAAGTGGACGCAACGCAGCAAGCCAGAAGACCCGCGGCGCACGCTCGAGGAAGTCGAGCTCGTCGAGGTCAGCCCGGTGACCTTCCCGGCCAACGGCAAGGCGCGCGTGGCGTCGGTGAAGGCCGCGGGCCTCACCGAACGAGAACTCGAGCGACTTCTCACGCAGGACGCTGGGATGTCGCGCAGTGAGGCGCGGGCGCTGATGCGTTCCGGCGCCGCCGGACTCAAGGCCATGCGGGACGCTGGCTGCGAGTCGACCGAAGAGCTGGCCGCCATTGCGGCGCTGGCCAAGCCCCTTTCCATCGCATAGCAGAGGCACTCACATGAGCGATCTCAGCGAGATCAAGAGCATCATCCAGTCTCACGGCGAAGCCTGGGACCAGTTCAAGAAAGCCAACGACGAGCTGCTCAAGGCCAAGGCCGAGGGCAAGGCCGTCGCCGACCTGGAGGCCAAGGTCGAGCGCCTGTCCGGCGCGCTGGACGATCTGCAGGAACAGAAGGACAAGATCGAAGCGCGGCTGAACCGTCCCGGCGCTGGCTCTCAGCCGTCGCAGGACGAGGCCAAGCAGCTCGCGGCGTTCAACCGCGAGGTCAAGGCGCAGGCCGCGGCGTTCAGCAAGCCGCAGCCGGCCGACGTCACCGCCGAGGAATACGCCGAGTACAAACGCGTGTTCGCCGAGGTGATGCGCAAGGGCGACAAGGCCATGCTCGACGCCGAGCGCAAGGCCATGTCGGTGGGCACCGATCCCGACGGCGGCTACCTGGTGCCGGTCGACATGAGCGGCCGGATCGTCACGCGCCTGCGTGACCTGTCGCCGATCCGCGCGATCGCGAACGTCCAGGCGATTTCGAGCGGCGCGCTCGAGGGCATCGAGGACATCGACGAAGCCGCGGCTGGCTGGGTCGCCGAACTGGGTACGCGGTCGGACACGACCACGCCGCAGCTCGGTAAGTACCGCATCACCGCCGAGGAGATGTACGCGCAGCCGAAGGCCACCCAGACGCTGCTGGACGATGCCGCGGTGGACATCGAGCAGTGGCTGGCCGACAAGGTCGCCGACAAGTTCGCGCGTACGGAAGGTGCGGCGTTCGTGGCCGGCAACGGCGTGGGCAAGCCGAAAGGCTTCACCGCGTACACCACCGCGGCCACCGCCGATGGCTCGCGGACCTGGGGCCAGCTCGAGCACGTCGTCACCGGTGCGAACGGTGCCTTCAACGGCACCAACCCGGCCGACGTGCTGTTCGACCTCGAGGGTGCGTTCAAGCCTGGCCACCTGACCAATGCGGTGTGGGTGACGCGTCGCAGCATCATCACGCTCGTTCGCAAGTTCAAGGACGACCAGAAGCAGTACCTCTGGCAGCCGGGCCTGCAGGCGGGCCGTCCGGCGACGCTGATCGGCTACCCGATCGTGATGGCCGAGGACATGCCGACCCTGGCGACCGGCTCGCTGTCGCTCGCCCTGGGCGACTTCCAGGCCGGCTACACGATCGTCGATCGGCTCGGCGTGCGGGTGCTGCGTGACCCGTACACGGACAAGCCGTACGTGAAGTTCTACACCACCAAGCGGACCGGTGGCGGTGTCGTGAACTTCGAGGCGATCAAGTTCGTCAAGTTCAGCTCCTGATCTGACGCATCGCAGTAGCGCGGGCCTTCGGGCCCGCGATCTTCGAGACCATCACAGAGGAACGCCAACATGCGCGACCTGATGAACAACATCGACGTGAAGCGGGTGATCTCGCCCGTCAGCGTCGGCGACAACACGGCCCAGGTGGGCCAGATCATCGACCGGGCCGGGGCCGATTCGGTGACCTATGTCATCGCCACCGGCTCGATCGCGGACGCGGACGCCACGTTCGCCGTGCTCCTCGAGGAAGGCGACACCTCCGACCTGTCGGACAACACGGCAGTGGCCGACGCCGATCTGATCGGTACCGAAGCCCTGGCGGGTTTCCAGTTCGACGATGACAACGAGTGCCGGAAGCTGGGCTACAAGGGCGGCAAGCGCTACACGCGCCTGACGATCACGCCGACCGGCAATGCGTCGGCGGCGCTCGTGTCGGCGGTGTGCGTGCTCGGTCACCTGTCGCGCGTGCCGTCGGCCAATCCGCCGGCCTGACGTCGGCATCGCTGCTGCGTGAGCAGCTGGTGGACGGGCGCCTTCGCGGCGCCCGTTCTCGTTGTAGTGTCGTGGTGGGCCGTGCGGTGGTTGCTCGGCTTGGCGCGGCGGCAACCTTCGCCGCCAACGGGCGGTGAAGCAGCGCGGCCAAGGCGCCGCATCGGGGGCGTGCCGGCAATGCCGACCATCAAGCAGGCCAGGTCAATTCGAGGCGTGAACATCACGTCCGCCTCGGGTTCGTTTCGGGTCACGCCGACGGCCGGCAATATGGTCGCCGTGCTCGTTGGCGGATGGGACTCCGGCGGATTCACGATCTCGTCGCTGACCGACAACCAGGGCAACACCTACACCAAGCGGGCAGAGCCGGCGAGCAGCGTGAACAGCTCGCGGTGCTCAATCTGGACGTGCGAGAACATCGCGGCGTCCGGCACCTTCACGATCACGATCACGTCGTCCAGTGCTGGTTCGTACATCGAAGCGACGATGATCGAAGTCGAGGGCGCGGACACCAGCGCATCGACGGACGTCACGGCGACGGCAACAGGGACCAATACGTCGACCGACGCAAACGTGACGGCCGGCGGAAACATCGCGCAGGCCAACGAGCTGTGGCTGGCGTGCTGCACGATCGGCATCACCTCAAGCACCAACGTCGGCCTTGAAACTCCGACAAACGTCGGCTGGTTCAATATTCGGCGGAACCAGAATTTCAGCGGGAACGTCGCGTTCAGCGCGGATTACTACGTGTCCGGCGCGGTGGCAACGCCGGCGGTGCAGTACAGCCACAACGCAACGACTGGCGCGTCCAACGGGTGGACGTGCGCGCTGCTGACCATCAAGGGCACGTTCGAGGACGCCAACTGGCTGGAGCCGCCTGCGTTGGCCACCGACGGTGCGATGGTCGAAATGTACTCGTTCGACGATTGCGACACGGCAACCTTGGCTCCCTACGTCGCGCACACGAACACGCTGAACACCATCGTCACGACCGGTGGGGCAAGAAACAGCGGCCGGCTTCGGTTGACCAGCACCGGAGCGCCGAGAACGCGCATCCAGCTGCGAAACCGGACTGCGTATCCGGTGTGCATGGTCGCGTTCTGGATCAAGGTCGATACGCTGTCGGGAATTTCCACGGACACGTGGAACAACGCCATCGCGCTGCTCTACTTCCTGAACGCTACCGCGACGCCCAACTACATCGCGCACCTGGGACTCAATGCCGACCGGCGGCTGTACTGGCGGTGCGAGAGCAACTTCCACGCGCTGATCTCTCAGGCGCAGTTGACGCTGGGGGACGAGTACTACGTGGAGGTGCGCGTCGACTTCGGCGCGTCACCCGTGGACGGCAATGTCGCCTTCTACATCAACGGCGTGCTGGATTCGTCTGCCGTCGGGGTGCAGACCTGCCAGTCCGATGGGCCATCAACTGGCGAGATCGACGTGTTGTACGCGGCCAGTCCAGGCGGGACGGCGGACATCAGCCTGGACGATCTGTCGATCTGGGAAGACGGAACGACCTCCGGAGAATCCTGGCTGGCGGGCCCGCTCTGCGACGCGACGGACGATGCCAGCCGCTGGCCGCACGTGTTTACGTTTTTCCCAGATGCCGATGTCTCCGCCACGAACTGGACGCCGTCCATCGGCGCGGACCATTTTGCAGTGGTCGACGAGGCCGCCACCGACACAGCCGACTACACGTCGACAACGACCAATGCAGCGCGGCTGACGCTGGGCGTCACGGTCGACGGCGTGGCGAACGGCACGATCGCCGCAGTGGCGCACCGCGCGTACGTGCGGACGCTGTCCTCCAAGGGAGTGGATGTCGGGATCCGCGACACGGTCAACGCGGTAGATATGGAGTTTCAGTTCCCTGGGCCAACTGCCACCGGGGACTACCTGGTGCGGACCTCGCGATCTGACAAGTCGCCGTTGACGCGACAGTGGACGTACGAGGAGATGGCCGCGGCGCAGCTCTACGTCGAGCCGGCGGGCACCAGCGTCAATGTGCGCGACTACAGGTCGGTGTACCTGGTGATGGCTTACGGCGCGCCGCCTCCTGGAGACGCGGTGCCGATCTGGGCATTGACGAACCATCTGAGGAGTCACCACGGTGTATAGGGGGCAAGGCGGGGTCGTCTACTACGTTGCCTGGGACACGGCTGCGAACGACTGGAAGACGGGCGACGCGGGCAACCACAGCTTGCGCCTGGTCAAGGACGGCGGTTCGCCCGCGTCGCTCACGAACAGCCCGGCCGAAGTCGACTCGACCAACATGCGCGGGCACTACAAGGTCACCCTGACGGCGACGGAGTCGCAGGCAAACACCATCGGCCTTGGGGGCGTCTCAAGCACCAGCGACGTGGTGATCATGCCGATCACCATTCATCCGATCGATGTGGACTACATCGTCGACAAGGTCTGGGACGAAATCCTCAACGCATCGAGCCACAACACCGCGAACAGCGCAGGTCGCCGCCTGCGGACGCTGAATGCAGACGTGGTGATCTATTCGGGCACCGCCACCGCTGGTTCGACCAACACGATCTCCCTGGGGTCAGGCGCGTCGGCAACGAACGACGTGTACGCCGGGCAACTGATCACGCTCACCAGCGGGACCGGTGTCGGCCAGACGCGTCGGATCATCGACTACGTGGGCTCGACGAAGGTCGCGACGGTCGATCGGAACTGGACCACCAACCCGGCCAACGGGACCGGCTTCGATATCACCGCATCGACGTCCAGCGGGATCAGCGTCGAGGGCGTGCTTGCGTCGGCGACCAGCACGACGGCCGTGCTCGGGACGGAGGCGTCGTCGGTCGACGACATCTACAACAACGGCATCATCACGATCGTCAGCGGAACGGGTGCTGGGCAGTTCAAGGACATCACCGACTACGTCGGCTCGACCAAGACCGTCACGATTGACGGCACCTGGAGCGTCACGCCAAACAGCACAAGCGGCTACGCCGTCGTTCCGTCTGGCTCGCAAGTCGAGGGCGGCACGAGCAGCGCGCCGAGCGCGGCGGAGAACGCCACCGCAGTCTGGGCAGCGCTTCGGGCTGCCAACGCGACGTCCGGGTCATTCGGCGAGGCACTGGATGTGGTCGTGTCGTCGCGCCTGGCCGACGCCGACTACACAGAGCCGCCGACGGCCGCTGCGGTGGCTGATGCAGTGTGGGACGAAGCCCGGTCTGGCCACGCCAACTCGGGGAGCTTCGGGGAGGCGCTGGACGCACAGGTCAGCACGCGGCTGGCCACGGCGGGCTACACGGCGCCGGACAACTCTGGCATTGCGTCGATCCTCGTGGATACGGCGGCGATCCTGGCCGACACGACGGACATCGCAACGGCAGGCGCCATCGCCGACGCGGTGTGGGATGAGGCGCGCGCCGGACACGTCGGCGCAGGCTCGTTCGGCGAGGTGTTGGACGCAAAGGTGACGACGCGCCTGGCCGCGGCCGACTACGCGGCCGCACCGTCGGCCGGCTCGGTCGCGGATGCAGTGTGGGACGAGGCCCGTTCGGGCCACGCGACGTCGGGCAGCTTCGGCGAGGCGCTGGACGTGCAAGTCAGCACGCGGCTGGCCACGGCGGGCTACACGGCGCCGGACAACGCCGGCATCGCGGCGATTCTGGTGGACACGGCGGCAATCCTGGCCGACACCACGAACATCGCGACGGCTGGCGCGATTGCCGACGCGGTGTGGGATGAGGCGCGGGCCGGACACGTCGGCGCAGGCTCCTTCGGCGAGGTGCTGGACGCAAAGGTGACGACGCGCCTGGCCGCGGCCGACTACGCGGCCGCGCCGTCAGCCGGCTCGGTGGCCGATGCAGTCTGGGATGAGGCCCGGTCCGGCCACGCCAACTCGGGCAGCTTCGGCGAGGCGCTGGACGTGCAGGTGAGCACGCGGCTGGCGACGGCGGGCTACACGGCGCCGGACAATGCGACGATCGCGCTGATCCTGGACGACACCACGGCGATCCTCGCCAGTGGCGGCGGCGGCGCGACGGCGGCCGACATCGCCGACGCAGTGTGGGACGAGGCGCGGGCCGGACACGTCGGCGTAGGCTCCTTCGGCGAGGTGCTGGACGCAAAGGTGACGACGCGCCTGGCCGCGGCCGATTACGCGGCCGCGCCGTCGGCCGGCTCGGTCGCGGACGCGGTGTGGGACGAAGCCCGGTCCGGCCACGCCAACTCGGGCAGCTTCGGCGAGGCGCTCGACGCCCAGGTCAGCACGCGGCTGGCCACGGCGGGCTACACCGCGCCGGACAACGCCAGCATCGCGGCGATCCTGGAAGACACCGGCACCACCGGCGTACCGGTTGTCGACAAGACGGGGTTCCGGCTCTCCGCAACCGGCGTCAACGACATTCTGCGCACCGGCCTCACGGAGAACTACGCCGGCGTGAACGACGCGCCGACGCTCGAGCAGGCGATTTTCGCGATTCAGCAGTACCTGCACGAGCGGTCGCTGTCATCGACGATCCTGACGGTGAAGCGACTGGATGGATCGACTGCGATGACCTTCACCGTCGATTCGGCGACTGAGCCGACGTCACAGGCGCGGGCGACCTGATGCCCGGCAGCCTGATCACGATGGGCCTTGCGCGGCCCAGGCTCGCGTTCGTGCTGCTCGGTCTATATCCGGGTGACCAGATCCAGCGCGTGGTCGAGGTCAGCGTGCGCTTTACGCGGTCGGCGCCTGCAGAGGCACGGTTCACGCGTTCGACGGGCGGTGCGGTCCGGTTCACAAGGTCGGCGCCGCGGGAGGCGAGGTTCTGATGCTGGAATTCGTGGAAAACGACACCGGCTCGGTGTTGCGCGTGACCTGTGTCGACAACGACACCGATGCCGCGATCAACCTGACCGGGGCGACCGTGAGGCTGCGGTGGCGGCATCACAACGGCGATGTCACGTCGAAAACCATGAACATCGTCACCGCGGCCAGCGGCATCGTCGAGTACCAGTTCGCTTCCGGGGAGCTGTGGCGCGGCACGCGCTCGTTCGAAGTCGAGATCGCCGACGCCCAGGGCAAGGTCATCACCAGCATCACGCGCCTGGTGGCCACGGTGCACAAGGAGTTCGGATGATCCGTCGCAAGCTGGTCACCGGCCCGATCGAGGAGCCGTTGACGCTCGAGGACGCAAAGGCGCACCTCCGGGTGGATGGCGATGCCGAAGACGTCCTGATTACGGCGCTCATTCGCGCCGCCCGCGAGCAGGTCGAGCACGAGACCGGCCGAGCGATGATGACCCAGACCTGGGACGTCTCGTTCGATGCCTGGCCTGCCGAGGACGTGGTCGAGCTGCCAGTGCCGCCGGTGCAGAGCATCAGCTCGGTGTCGTATGTCGACGGCAGCGGCACGACGCAGACGTGGTCAAGCGCGCAGTGGTCGCTTGACGCCAGCGGCATCGAGTCGCGCCTGGTGCTCGGCTATGGCCTGACCTGGCCGGTCGCGCGTGATCAGCGCAACGCGATCACCGTGCGGTGCGTCTGCGGCTACAGCTCGGCCGAGGCGGTCCCGCAGGCGCTCAAGCAGTGGATGCTGCTGGCGATCGCGCGGATGTTCGAGTTGCGCGAGCCGGTGGTCGTGGGCCAAGCCGCCACGGAACTCGGTTTCGTCGATCGCCTGCTGGACCCGTACCGGGTGCCGAGGGTCGCCTGATGCGCGCCGGCCGCCTCCGCCACCGCATCACGCTCGAGCGTCCGCCGACGGCCTCCGACGAACTGGGCGAACCGGACGGCGCCTGGGTGGAGGTGGCGACCGTCTGGGCGTCTGTGGACCCGTTGACCGCGCGCGAGCTGCTGGCCGGCGGCCAGGTCGAACACGCGTGCACGCACCGCGTGCGGATGCGCTGGATGTCTGGTGTGACCTCGGCGATGCGCGTGGTGCACGCCGGCCGGACGCTCGCAGTGCGTGGGGTCCGGGACATCGAGGAGCGTCAGGTCGAGATCGAGCTGCTGTGCGAGGAGGGCCCGTCCCATGTCGGCCGTTGACATCCAGATCCGCGGGCTGGCGGAGATCAAGGCGACGCTCGCCGACCTCGCCCCGAAGCTGCAAAAACAGGTGCTGCAGAAGGCGCTGTTTGACGGCGCGCGGGTGATCCGCGACGAAGTGCAACGGCGGGTGCCGGTGAAGTCCGGGACCACGCGGCGGAACATCTTCATGCGCCGATCGAAGCGCGACCGGCCCGGCGTGCTGGTCGCGGTGCGCAAGTTGAGCGCGCGCGAGATCGCGCGACTCAAGCAGAAGCAGATCAAGACGCGCAAGCGCACGTTGCAGGCGGACCCGGCCGACCCGTTCTACTGGAAGTTCATCGAGTTCGGGTTCGTGCACCGCGGCGGCAAAGCGGTGCCGGCCAGGCCGTTCCTGCGCCCGGCGTTCGAGGCGGCCAAGCAGCAGGCGGTCGACGCGATCGGCGATGGCATCGGGCGCTGGCTGGGCCGCACGGTGCAGCGGGCTGGCCGATGACGCTCGACGAGGCAGTGGTCGCCGCGCTGCTCGACGATACCGGGGTGACCGACTTGGTCGGCGACCGGGTGCACCCGGACGGCATCGAGGGCAAGGTCGCGGCGCCCTACATCACCTGGTCGCGGATCTTCACCGGCCCGATCCAGTACGTCGACGGCACGCTGGCCAACGCGGAGAACGCGCGGATCCAGCTCTCGTGCTGGGCGGACAGCATGGCGCAGACGATCGCGCTGGCCGTCGCCGTGCGCACCGCCATGCTGGCCAGCACCGACGTGACCGCGGTGTGGCTGGACGAACAGACGCTTTTCGATACCGAGGGACGGCGACGGGGCCGGGCCTTGGATTTTTCAGTGTGGTTTCAACCTGCGTAGGAGCAGCACATGCCCAGCACCGCCATCCTTGCCCAGAAGTCGATCCTGCGGGTCGAGACCGCGCGGGCAGCCACCAAGGCCATCACCGGCATCACCAACGCGAATCCAGGCGTGGTGACCGCCACGGCGCACGGCTACAGCAACGGCGACATCGTGCTGATCGAAGACGTGGTCGGCATGAAGCAGATCAATGGCCGAGTGTTCGTGGCGGCCAACGTCGCGACCAACACGTTCGAGCTGCGCGGCATCGACACCACGGACACCGACGTGTTCGGCGCCTACGCGTCCGGGGGCAACAGCTACGAGCTGACCCTGACCGCGGTGGGCAACGTGCTGGACGTCAACGCACAGCGTGATGCGGCCAACGAGATCGACCTCACCAACCTCGACTCGGACGCAAAGGAATTCACGCTCGGCCTGCAGGGCTCCTGGTCGATGGACGTGACGATCGACATCGACTCGGCCAACGCCGGTCAGGCCGAGCTGACGAAAGCCGAATCTGATCGCGTGGCGCGTGGCATCACGATCACCACGCCGGCGCCGTCGAGCAAGGTCTGGGCGGGCCTGGCGTACGTCCAGGGCGCCGGCTTCACTGCCTCGCCGGATGCGACGCTCCGCGGCACGCTCCGCCTGCGTGGCACCGGCCTGCCGATGGGATGGGCCTGATGACGCGAAGACTGAAGCGCGCGGACCTCGCGGCGGTTGTCCTGCCCGAGGAACACGTCGAGGTGGCCGAGTTGGGCGGCGAAGTGCTGGTGCGGGGCCTCGGCCTGCAGCGGCGGCTGGAGATGGCCTGGAAAGGCGCAGACAGTCGGGTGCGCGTGGCCGACCTGCTGGCCGAGACGGTGCTGGACGCCGACCTCGTGCCGCTGATGGACGCGCGCGACTGGGACGTCTGGGGCGCGCAGCACTACGACGCGGCGCTGCGGCTCGCACGCGTTGCGATGCGGCTGTCCGGGCTGGGGCCGGATGCGGAGGAGGACGCCGCAAAAAACTCCGCAGCCGGTTCGACCGCCGGCTCTGCTTCATCCTCGCCCGCACCCTAGGTCGCACGGTCGGCGAGCTCGAGCGGACGATGTCCGGTGCCGAGTTCGCAGAGTGGAAGGCGTTCTACCTGGCCGATCCGTGGGGGCCTGAGCGCGACAACTGGCATGCCGGCATCGTCGCCGCGACGGCGGTGCGGGTCGCCGGCGGCCGTGCGGCACGCTCGATCCGCGAGGATGACTTCGTGCATCGACCGTGGCGGTCCCGGCCGGAGGATGACGGCGGGGCGGTGGAAAGCAAGATCGAGCGGTTCATGGCAGGTTTCTGAGTGAGGTGCGCATGGCGCTGGGTACGCTGACGATCGACCTGCGGGCGGACGTCGCGCGGCTGCAGTCGGACCTGGGCAAGGCCAACCAGCAGCTCGAGCGCTTCGGCGCGCAGGCCGGCAATGCGCTCAAGGGCATCGCGGCCGGGTTCGCCGCGATCGGCGTGGCCGACTTCGCGGCCGGGCAGGTCGAGAAGCTGCGGGGCCTGCTGGACGTCGCCGACGGCATGAACAAGCTCTCCCAGCGCACCGGGATCGCCACGGAGCAGCTGTCGGCGTATCGCTACGCAGCCACGGTCGCGCGAGTCGACCAGGAGGCGCTGACCCAGAGCATCCAGAAGCTGGCCGGCCGGATGGCCGAGGCCGCAGGCGGGTCGGAGGAGGTGCAGGCCACGTTCGCTGCGCTGGGCGTGAACGTGACCGACGCCAACGGGAAACTGCGCAAGACCGAAGACGTCTTGCAGGACGTGGCCGATCGGTTCGCCGGGTTCAACGACGGCGCGGCGAAGGTGGCGATCTCGAAGAAGCTGTTTGAGGAAGCCGGCGAGCGACTGATCCCGCTGCTCAACAACCTGCGGGAGCTGTCGAAGGAGGGGGCCAAGGTCGGCGCGGTGTTCTCCGGCGACCTGGCGCGCAAGGCTGAGCAGCTGAACGAGGGCCTGGCCAGGCTGTCGGCAGTCTCGGAAAAGGCCAAGGTGGCGCTGCTCGGCGACCTGGTCGATCCGCTGATCAAGCTGCTCGACACCTACAACAGGCTGAAGGAGGTGGGCTTCTTCGAGTTCCTGTTCGGCCGCGGGCGCGACGTCTCGGTAACCGAGTTCAACAACCCGGTCGAGTCGCTGATCGAGGCGCAGGAAAAGCTCGCGGGCCTGCAGCGGCAATTGAAGGCGGAGCGGTTCGGCGATCGCGATGACACGCTGGCAAAGATCGGCCGGTTCATCAACGCCGAGGACATCGCGCTGGTGGAGAGCGGCGTCGAACGGCAGAAGCGCAAGGTCGAGCTGCTGCGCGCGGAGGTCGAAAAAATCTTCTCGACCGAAGCGGAGGCAGCGAACCAACTGCCCGCCCGCGCGAAGGTCGATGCGCCGGTCGTGAAGAAGACGGACGCCAAGAAAGCCGAGGCGACCGACGCCGAGAAGCGCCTGAAGCAACTGCAGGACCAACTGTCCAAGACCAACGCCGAAGGGTCGGCGGTAGTCGAGGTGCTGAACGAGATCAACTCCGGGGCGTTGAAGCTGGACCCGGGCAAGGAGGCGTCGCAGCGCGGGGCCCTGGTCGGCCTGGCCGTGCAACTCGACAACATCCGCGAGCGGGCAAAGGCCGAGAAGGAACTCGAGGAGAGCACCGCGCGCCGCGGCGCCGCGCTGGCCGATGCTATTCAGTCGGTGCGCGAGTACGTCGAGGAATTGGATCGCGAGACGCGCCTGCTGGGCGAGTCCGAGGAGGTGCGCCAGACCGAGGTGCAGATGCTTGCCCTGGAAAAGGCCGGCCTCGAGGCGGGGTCGCAGGCGTGGCTGGCGTACCGGCAGCAGGTGTCGGATGCGATCGCCACCAACGCCGGCGCGAAGATCTTCAAGGAGACGCGCACGGAGGCGGAAAAGACTGCCACCGAGCTCGAGCGCCTACGTGGCCTGCTCGATCGCGGCGTGCTCGATGCCGATGCGTTCGCGCGGCGCGCGGGCGAGCTGCTGAAGGTGGCCAGGACGACGGCCGACGAGACCTCGGAGTTCTTCGTGCAGGCCGCAAGGTCGATCCAGGCTTCTCTGTCCGATGGCGTGCTGGCCATTCTGGAGGGTCGGATCAGCGACTTGGGCAAGATGTGGAAGACGGTGCTCAACCGCATGATCGCCGACGCCGCGAGTGCCAACCTGGCCAAGGCGCTGTTCGGCAACTTCGACAAGACCGGGCAGATCGGTGGCCTGGTCGGGCAGGCGTTCGGCCTGATCGGCACGCAGCTCGATCCGAACGGCCTGTACTACACGCCCACCGGCAGCGAGACGGCCGCGCTGTCGGCGGCGGGGTTCGCGGAGGGCGGCCGGCCACCGCTGGGTCGCGCGTCCTGGATCGGTGAGAACGGGCCCGAACTGTGGGTGCCAGACACCGCCGGCACGGTCATTCCGGTGTCGGACCTGCAGGGAGGCGGGCAGGGCGGCGGCGGGCCGGTGGTGGTGCAGAACATCACGACGCCGGACGCCGGGTCGTTCCGTGCGGCGCGCTCGCACATCCTGGCCGACGCCCGCGCCGGCCTGCGCAACGTGAGGTAACCGATGGCCTTCCTCGAGACGCCGCGGTTCCCGGAGAAGATCAGCTACGGCGCCACCGGCGGCCCGCAGTGGATGACCGACGTGCTGTCCAGCGCCTCCGGTCACGAGCAGCGCATCCAGCGCTGGGCGGGCGCCCGGCGCAGCTACGACGTGTCTCACGGAGCGAAGACGCCGGCGCTGTTCGCCGAGCTGCTCGCCTTCTTCCACGCCGTGGGCGGGCGCTACCACGCGTTCCGCTACAAGGACTGGCTCGACTTCCAGGTGACGGGCACGCAGGGCGTGCTGATCGCGCTGTCGGGCACCACCTGGCAGATGTACAAGCGCTATTCGGCCGGCGCGCTCAGCCACGATCGCAAGCTGGTGAAGATCGTGTCGGGCACCACGGTCGTGTCCGGGGGCGGCACGTACACCGTCAACGCGAACACCGGCGTCATCACGAAAACGGGCGGCGCGGACCCGACCGGGTTCACCTGCCAGTTCGACACGCCGTGTCGCTTCGACACGGACCAGATGCGGGCCACGCTCGAGGACTACCGCGCGACCAGTTGGGGCCAGATTCCGATCATCGAGGTGCGGCTGTGAGGGACTGGCCGACCGCCCTGGTGACGCACCTGCAGGGCGAGAACGCCACCGCGGCGCTCACCTGGCGGTTCACGCGCTCCGATGGCGAGGTGCTGGCCTTCATCGAACACGACCAGGATTTCACGCAGGATGCGATCGTGCACCGCGCCTCGAGCGCGCCCTCGACCAGCGCGGTCCGGGCGACGGTGGCCATGCAGGTCGACACCAGCGAGGCCGATGGCGCGTTCTCTGACGACGTGACGCTGGCCGACTGCCTGGCCGGCCGGTGGGATTTCGCCGAGGTCGAGATCGCGGTTGTCAACTGGGCCGACGCGTCGATGGGGCGCGGCCTCATCCGGCGAGCGCGCGTCGGTGGGTCGCGGTACGAGGGCGGCACGTTCCAGGTCGAGCTGCATTCGCTCGTCAAGGCGTTGCACCAACATATCGGCGAGACCACCAGCGCCTGGTGCCGGTACGACCTGGGCGATACGCGGTGCACGGTGACCCTGGCCTCGCACACGGTGACCGGGACGGTCACCTCGACCAGCTCGCGGCGGCTGTTCGTCGACAGCGCGCGCACGGAGGCGGCGACCTACTTCCCAGGCGGGAAGGTGACGTTCACCTCCGGCGACAACGACGGCCTGACGCGGGAGATCAAGGCCTGGAACGCCGCGGGCAAGCAGTTCGAGCTGTTCTTGCCGTTCCCGTACGCGATCCAGGTGGGCGATGCCTACTCGGCGGTGCGCGGATGCGCGAAGACACCGGCCGCCTGCAAGGAGTTCTCCAACTACGTGAACTTCGGCGGCGAACCCGACTTGCCCGGCAACGACAAGCTGCAGCGCTATGGCCAGCTTGGCACCTGAGCAGATCGACGCGGTCGTGGCCACCGCGCGGTCCTGGCGGGGCACGCGCTACGCGCACCAGGGGCGCACGCCCGGCCAGCGCCTGGATTGCCTCGGCCTGGTCGTGTGCGTCGCGCGGGCCCATGGTCTGTCGCAATACGACTTCACCCAGTACGGGCCGCTACCGAGCGCCGCGGTGCTGCTGCGGGAGGTGCGCGCGCACATGGATGAGATCCCGCTGGCCGATGCGCGGCGGGGAGACGTGCTCGTGATGGCCTGGCAGACCGAGCCGCAGCACATGGCGCTGCTCACCGAAGACGACTACATCATTCACGCGTACCTGGGTGCCCGTCAGGTGGTCGAGCATCGGCTCGACTCGGTGTGGCGCGGGCGCGTGCGGCACGCGTTTCGGTTCCGGAGGCCCGCATGAGCGGTCGGACCGCACTGCAGGTGGCGGGCGGCGTCGTTGGCGCCGTCATCGGGTTCTACACGCCGATCGGGCCGGTCGCAGGCGCGTCGCTTGGCGCCACGGTCGGTGGCCTGGCAGGCGCGGTCCTGTATCCGCCGGATCCGATCCACTACCGCGGGCCGACCCTATCGGACCTCCGGCCGCTCACGTCGCAGTACGGCACGCCGATTCCCTGGGTCTGGGCGAACAAGCGCCTGGCCGGCACGGTGATCTGGCAGACGAACCTTCAGGCCGTCGAGAACACCGAGCGCAGCGGCGGCAAGGGCGGGCAGGAGGTCACCAGCACCACCACGACCTACTGGGCGGCGTTTGCCGTGCTGCTCTGCCAGGGCCCGATCTACGGGGTGCGCCGCATCTGGGCGGATGGCAAGCTGATCTATGACGTGAGCGTCGAGAACACCGGCGCCACGATCGGCGGCAACATCCCGCTGAAGGTGTACACCGGATCGGCCGACCAGCAGCCGGACCCGACCATGGAGCAGTGGCTGGGCGCCGGCAACGTGCCGGGCTACCGTGGCCGCGCCTACGTGGTGTTCGAGCACCTCGAGCTCGGCGTGTTCGGCAACCGCATTCCGAACCTGAACTTCGAGGTCGTGACGGACGGGGCAAGCGCCAACGCGCGCGAGTTCATCTGGCACGACGCGCCCGACGCCGGCGATGCCGTGTTCTACGACGACGGCCTGGGCGCCATGCGGTACAACAAGTGGACCGACCGGCTGCTGTTCATCTCGGCCAAGCAGGGCACCCAGCCGGCGGGCTTCCCGGTCGCGCAGGATTACACGCTGGGCATCGCCCGCACGGACGTCACGCAGTACGTCGACCCGGCCAGCAACTTCCAGGGCTGGATGACCATTCCGTCGGCGCCGTCGGATTTCACGATTGAGCGGTTCGAGATCGCGCGTGGTTTGCCTCGCATCGTGATGAGCAGCAACGACGGCGGCACGACCTGGCAGAACCGCGTGCACATCATCGACGCGGTGACCGGCGCGACGCACGGCACCTGGGACTACTCCCACTTCACCGGCGGGTCGTCCGCGCGCGTCGACTACATCGCCATGGGCCCGGCCGAGGCGTGGGCGCAAGATGGCGACATCTCGGTCCAGGTGCCGGAACGCGCGGCCGTGTTCCTTGAGCGCGCGGAGGTCGACCGGTGGTCGGTGTTCGTGCGCGACATCCGCTCGACCACCGACGACTGGACCTACATCGGCCGCTCGACCAACGAGTTCGGCGGCGTATTCGACAACGGCGGGGCGCTCTGGTGGGTCGAGGCGACCGGGAGCGGGGCGTCGGACGTCGTGATGCTGAAGAAGTGGAATCCCGCCACGCAGGCCGTGCAGGAGTTCTACCTGCCCGAGCTGGACGCATTGCGGGTGCCCAGCAGCTACGGGGCGTTTTCGTTCGCGCTGGATACCACCAACAACCGGGTGTGGGTGCGCAGCCTGGCCATCCCGTCGAATGCCGGCAACGCCTACGCGAAGACGGTGATCTTCGATCCCACCGGCGGCACGCCGCTGGTCCTGGACGTCATCGATACGCCGTTCGGCTCCGGGACGGCGCTCGTCAACGACGTGCAGCAGATGTTCTTCAGCGAGCACGACGGCATCATGTGGATGCAGGTCGAGGGCGACGGCGGCGCGAAGGTGATGCGCGGGTTCGACGTCAACAGCGTGACCGCGGCCGGCAAGCACGACTTCGGCATGCACAGCGTCCTGTACTGGCCGGCGGCCGGCCGCTACGGCGCGCTGTACGCCATGCGGCGCGGCTACGTTTCCGGGGTGGACGGGGACGACTACTACACGGTGCTCGAGCGCATGACCTTCGGGCGCATCACGCCCGGCGAAGTCACGGTCGGCGACATCGTGCGCGACATCTGCGTGTCGGCGGGCCTGGCTGAGGCGGACATCGACGTGACCGAACTCACCGACGTCACCCAGGGCTACGAATTCCACGGCCCGGCGACGGCGGTGGCCGGCATCGAGCCGCTCATGCACATCTACAACTTCGAGTGCGTCGAAAGCGGTGGGGTGCTCGCGTTCCGCAAGAAAGGCCGCGCGGTCGCGCGCAGCCTCGGTCCCGAGGAGATCGGGGTCGGCGCACGGTTCGGTGAGGCGCCGTTGCTGCGCCTGGAGCGCATCGACGACGGAGATCTGCCCAGGCAGGTCGAGGTCGGCTATCTGTCGATCGGCTCGGACTACGCGGTGGTCACGCAGGCATCGCGACGGGTGACCACCGGCGCGGCCGACAAGGTCCGGCTCGACTTCCCGGCGGCGCTGGAGGACGACGAGGCGCTGCACGTCGCCGAGCGGATCCTCTACGACAAGCACGTGGCGCGGATGGCGGGGACGATCACGGTCGGCATCAAACACGCCGACCTCGAGCCGACAGACGTCATCGAGATCGACGACGGCGAGTTCGTGCACCAGGTGCGCATCGTCAAGGCCGACCTGGGCGGCAACGGGGTCGTGCAGCTCGACGTGGTGTACGAGGATGAATCGGTGGCGTCCGCGACGTCGGGGCTGTCCGGCGTGCCAGCCGGCGCGATCGGCGGCCAGGTCATCGTGTCACCGGCGGCCGGGACCGTCGCTGTCGAGATCTTCGAGGCGCCGACGCTGCTGTACGACCGTGACGCGCCCGAGATCTGGGTCGCGGCACATCGCACGGCGCCCGACGACGGGTGGCAGCTCGCGGTGGTGCAGCTCTCCTCCGACGGCGGGCAGACGTGGGGCCAGCAGATCACGCTTCAGACCGAGACGCTGTCCGGTGTGGCCACGACGGTGCTGGCGGCCGGGACGCCGGACGTGTTCGACACGATCAACACCGTGCAGGTGGCGACCGTGGGGCCGGACCTGGCATCCATCACCGAAGCCCAGGCGCTGGCCGGCACCGGCAACGTCGCGATGGTGGGCGACGAGGTGCTGATTTACGTCAACGCCACCGACAACGGCGACGGCACCTGGACGCTCTCGAAACTGCTGCGCGGCCTGAAGGGCACCGAGTGGGCGATGTCAGGGCACGCGGTCGGCGACCGGTTCGTGCTGCTGGGGGCCGGCCTGGGGCGGTTCGAGCTGCAGGCGGGCGACATCGGCAGCGACATGGTCGTGCGCTACGCGCCGCCGGGCTCGACGTCCTGGCTGACCGACTCGCTCGAGTTGGCCGGCCGCAACCTCGAGTGCTGGTCGCCGGCGCATCTGGGTGGAGGGCGCGCCGCCGACGGAGCGGTGACCATCACCTGGTCGCGCCGTGACCGGCTCGCCTCGTCGACCAACGAGTTCCTCGACTTGCCCATGTCGGAGGCCAGCGAGGCGTATGAGTTGGTGATCTACACCGACGGCACGTTCGGCACGGTCAAGCGCACCGTCACCGGCATCACCAGCGAGACCTACACCTACTCGGCGGCCAACCAGGTCACGGACTTCGGATCCACGCAGGCGACGGTCTACGTCCGCGTGTTTCAGGTGTCCGCGGTCGTGGGTCGCGGCTATCCCGCACAGGGGGCGGTATGAGTGGATCCACGTCGATCCTCGATCTGATCACGGCGGCCGCCAGCGCGCGGGCCGTCGCCAATGCGCTGCACAACGCCGCCTCGCCTGCCACGATCTTCGCGCGGCGGGACACCACGGCAGCGGCGCTCACCTGGGGGTACTACGGGGGACGGTTCCGGAAGCCCGACGGGTCGCGCATCGACGTGGCCAACGGCACCATCGCGTTGTCGGCCAGCGCGACGAACTACATCGAGGTGGCGTACGACGGCACGGTCAGCAAGAACACCTCGGGCTTCTCGACGGACAAGCGCCCGCTCTACACGGTCGTCACCAGCGGATCGGCGGCCACGTCGTGGAGCGACGAGCGCTGCGGCCGCGAGGCCGACTGGACCTTCGGGCCGGTGCTGGCCGACGAGGCGTATGCGTCCTCGAAGACCATCGACTGGGCGAAGTACCCGGACAACAGCACAGTGCGGATCACGCTCACCGGGAACATCACGTTCACGTTCAGCAACGGCCGGGACGGGCAGGTGCTGAAGCTCGAGCTCACCCAGGACGGATCCGGATCGCGCACGGTCACCTGGCCTGGCACGGCTCGGTTCTCGACGGACATCCCGTCGCCATCGCTCACCGGAACGGCCAGCAAGATGGAGCGGTTCCTGTTCGTGAAGACCGGGGCCAACTATGACCTCGCGGCCCACGTGAAGGAGTTCTGATGTCCACGACCAGCACCAACTACGGCACCCGCACGCAGTTCAGCGCGGAGAGCAACCTCACGTCCCTGGGCAACAACGCGGCAAAGCCGCTGGGCCAGGTAAGCAACGCTTCCGAACTGGCGGTCAACTACGCGTTCTACCTCGAGATGAAGCTGGCCGCGGCCAGCGTGAGCGCCGATGGCACGATCGAGGTGTACCTGCTGGAGAAGGACGACAACTCGGCCGACAAGTGGACGGACGGGATCGACGGGGACACGACGAGCGATTCCGCGTCGAGCCTGAAGAACGCGAAGCCGCTGTTCACGCTCGATGCGAACGCGAACGGACAGGTGGTGGCGTTCCACGGACGGCTCCGCGACTACGTGAGCGACGTGCCCAAGTACTGGTCGCTGCTCGTGCTCAACAAGAGCGGCCAGGCGCTCACTGGCACCGGTGGCGACCACGACGCCTACTACACGCCGATCCACGGCACGATCGCATGACCATGCGCGCGAAGCCCACGCGGCTGGAGGTCCGGCACGCGCAGAGCGTGGCGTTCCCGGCGTCGTCGGCATACCTGGACATGGCGGCCGACGTATGGGTAGGCGGCCAGTTCACCGTGTGCGGGTGGGCGCGAGTCGATGCGCATTCGGGGCAGGACTTCCAGGCGATCTTCTCGATCGAGAACACGCAGGCGCCCTGGCTGGGGTACGAGGAGCCGTTCACCGAGATCTTCGTGTACGACGGCGCGTCGTCGGCCTACTTCCCGACGCTGCTGGTGCGCGGCCTGCCGCTGTGGCTCGCCATGACGAACGACGGGACGACGCTGCGCGCCTACGCCCGCAAGGATGGCCAGCGGCAGATGGTCGCTGCGTCGCCCGACCTGGCTGGGTCCGGCACCACGTTCAGCTCGATCCGGTTCGGCAACGACGGCATCGCCGAGCACATGGCTGGGCGGCTGTGGAATTGCCGCGTCTGGCGCCAGGCGCTCACGCGCGCCGAGCTGTTGCGCGAGTCTTTGTCGCCGCACCCGGTGCGCACGCGCGACCTGCACGGCTGGTATCCGATGGAGGGCCGGCGCTTCCAGGAAGACCGATCCGGCCTTGGGCATCACTTGACGATCGGCGGTGCGCCCCGGCTCGCGAAACCGTTTCTCGGGCCGGTGTACGTCGAGCCCGAGCGCATATGGGCCGAACCGGTCGGTGGCGGCGGTGGTGGTGGTGATCCGAACGCCGCCAAGCGAGGTTACTTCTTCGGGTGAGGCGCCAACGCAGCGCGCAATTGAAGGGGGCGAGGAAAAGAAATGCTCGAGGGGCTCGCTCACGTGTTGGGCGTGAAGGTGCAGACGCTGGTGGCATCGGTGCTCGGCGCGCTCACGTCGTTGATGTTCAGTCGAGGCGCGCTGTGGATGCGGCGGCTCGGCCTGGTCGCCGGAGGCGCGTGCATCGCGTTCTACGCCGCCGAGCCAGCGGTGATGTGGCTTGGCATCGCCTCGCGATTCGAATCGCTGGCCGGCTTCCTGATCGGGCTGTTCGGCATGTCGGTGGTCGACGCGATCATGCGGGCCATCAGCCAGGCCGACCTATGGAGCCTCGTTCGCGGATGGATCGAACGGAGGGGCAAGTGACCGCCGAATGCGTTCTGTACCTCGTGTCGTGTGGCGTCGCAGCGGCGTGCGCCGGATATCTCGTGCTCGAGCCGCGGTACGCCGACGGCGTCATCGGCAAGGTGGGGCTGATCGCCATCATGGCCGGCAGTCTGGCGGTGCTGGTCAACACCGCGGACGGGTGGCAGTACGTCGTGCAGCGCTCGACGCTGCTGACCCAGACTGGCGCGGCCGCGCTGCTCGCGTGGCGGGTGCTGCGGTTCCGCCGGGAGGGTGCCTGACATGGTCGAGGTCATCAGCTTCATCGCCAGCGGGGCCTTCCGCGCGATGTTCGACGGGGTGCTGGGCTACTTCCAGCGCAGGCAGGACCACAAGTACGAACTCGAGCGCCTCGAAAAGCAGTGGCAGATCGAGGTGCAGCGAGCCGACATCGCCGCGCGCGCGGCGGAGGCCCAGGCGAAGCACGAGCTGGACCGCCTGGCCACTGAGTACCGCGGCCGGACAGAACTGGCGGACATCGACACGCTGACCACCGCCCTGGCTGCAACGTCGCGCCCGAGCGGCATTGCATGGGTCGACGCGCTGAACGGGTCGGTGCGGCCGGTGGTGACCTACACGCTGCTCGGGTTCTACGTCGCCTACCGCATGCGCAGTGGCCAGCCGTACGACCCGAACACCGACGGGGCGTTGCTCGGCTCGGTGCTGGGCTTCTGGTTCGCCGATCGGGCATTGCGGAAGATGTTCGGTCGGACGTGATCCCGGAGCTGCACCTGCAGGCCGCGGCGTCGCTGATCGCGGCCTTCGAAGGGCTCGCCAAGCGCGTGCCCGGCACCGGCCTGGTCGTGCCGTATCCCGACCCCGCGCACGGCTGGAAGGTGCCCACCGTCGGCTACGGCGTGGTGTGCCGGCGAGACGCCGGGCCATTCACGCCGGCCGAGTGCGTCGCGATGCTGTTCGCGAAGCTCGAGCGCGAGTACGGCCGCGCCGTGCTCGAGGCCAGCCCGACGCTGGCCGCGCCCTGGAACCGGTGGCGGTTCGCCGCGGCCGCGTCGTTCTGCTGGAACCTCGGCGGCCCGAACTACCGGGCCAGCGGCATGCGTCGCGCGATCGACCAGGCCGACTGGCCGGCGGCAGCAGCCAACTGCCGGCTGTGGGTGCTGGCCGGCGGCCAGCGCCTGCCCGGGCTGGTGCGCCGGCGCGAGTGCGAAGCTCGAATGCTGATGGCCGCCTGCTGGGCAGGCGCGGTCCGCGAGGAGGAAGTCGAGGCGCCTGTCGCTGAGCCGGCGTAG